AAGTAACTGATCCTTTTCCTACTACATTAAAATCTCTGTAAACGTGATTACTTCTACTGTAACTATTTGAACTATTTAATATATTGGATTTATAAGATTCTTTCTTTATATTCATCTTTTTAACTGACTTCTTAAAGAAGTACATATCTTGTAAAGCACCGTACTTATTTACAAACGTTACCTTTTTAGGTTCGTATTTACATTCTTGTAATGTTTCTACATTTATAACATCTGTTTTTATTCCATAAAATTCTTTAATAGATGGCTCGTAAACATAAACATCTAAAGCAGCAGAACCAACGCTATTTATAACTATTCTTGATGGGTTTCCATCTACCTCTTTAGTACCAGTAACATCATATTTAGTCCAACTACTTGTTAAAGTTATCGTTTCAGAAAAGTAGTTTGTATAATCATTTCCTAATTCTTGTAGTTTTATTTGAGTACTTCCAGAACCTTTAAGCCAAACAGATATTGTAAAATCACTACCATCTGTTGTTTCTTGAATACCGATTGTTGAAACGTAACCATTATTTCCAGATGGACTTGTTACTCTATATGCTAACGCATCATACAATGGAGATAATTGACCACCAGTTATAACTGTATCTGATACAACGTTTCCTCCGTGAAACCAACTACTACCTAATAAATCTACGCTTGGTATTAATTCACTTCCGAAATCCTTATAAGATACACGAACTTCATCAACTGCACCTATTGAATAACTATTGAAATATGCTTTTAAACACTTATTTGGTTCGTAACTTGTACCACCATTCTCTAAAACTCTTTCCTTAAAAGTATCCCAGTTTTCATTTTCGCCATAAATAGAAACATACTTTATTTGTTCTGAACTCTCAAAACTATCATTAAAAGTTTGATTAGCTACAATTTCATCATCCTTAAGAAATACTACTGTTGGATTTAATTCCGTATAAAGAGGAACTCTAAAAGTGTTATCTTCTAAAACAAACAACTTTTTATTAGAAAGCATTGGAGATTGTTCTTTTACATTTTCTTCCTCAAAGTAACTATAACCATCAAAAGCTATTTCTATATTTTGCTCACTTAACAAAACTGCATTAGATACATTGTATGCAGTAATTTTATGTTTAACCCATACACCTTGACCAGTATAATCTCCATCAAATGCAGTATCTAAAAAATCTCTTATTAATTCAGATGTTTCAAACGATACACTTGGATTACCAGATGTTGGTGTTATTGCTGACTTTCTTAAAGTATATGTAGGATTTGTAGGTACATCTCCAGATACATTAGATTTACTACCAGTCCAGATAAATACTTGTAAAATACCATAAGACATTCCAGCAAAATTAATGCTTTCAAAATGTGGACTTCTTGTGTTTATTGCCATTATCTATTATTTACTGTTGTTTTTATTAATTGCTCTACATCTAATCTATACGCATCTACTAATTCTTTTGGTAAATTCTTAAATGCTTTCTCAAATGGTTTAGTAAAAAACATACTTGCTTTTATACCTTTTTCAAATACACTTCTTGCAATCATAAACTTCAATGATTTCCTACTTATAAATTGACCTTTCTTATTTCTTATTCCTTTTAAACCTTTTCGTACAATCCATTTATCAAATGCTTTTGGAGGAGGCATACCTTTTAAACCCCTTTTACCTCCTTTAGATTTATAGCTAAAAGGAGAATCTTTATTTTCTAAATAATTAGATTTAGTACCTTTTACTCCCTTGTCTTGAAACACTCCGTATTCTTCCATTAAGAAGCTTAATTCAAAACTATTTTTAGAAACATTTATATCATAATCTAAACTGTTATAAAGTTCCTTAGAACTATTCTTTTTGCCTCTTGTTAAATTTGCTCTTGATTGACTAACAACATATTTAGCAAATCTATTTAATTCCTCCCTTACATTGTTTAGCATATATCAATGTCATTTGGAATCAATACATCAAAAGTTAATGCCCATCCAGCAACCTCATTTTCAAACCTATCATAAAAAGGTTCAAAGTTTGGAGTACCATCTAACTGATATAAATCTTGATGTAAATTACCTCCTCTTAAAACTTGTACTAATTTATTAAGTACTGCTAATTGAGTATTCAATACATCTTGCTCGTTGTTATTACCAACAAATATATCAACTACTTCTTCTTTAGATATATCAACAATATCCATCGCAAGAATAGATAAACTAAAACGTAATACACTATCTTCATTCCCTACATTATTAACAACAAGATGAGATAAAGGAAACATTGTCTGCTTACCTAAATCAATTCTTGTAATATCTCCAGTTGTAACTGTGTTTACATTAACATCAGATAGCAATGCATCTTTTATTGTTTCCGTTACTTGATAAAATCCTTTCATCTAAAATTTACTTTTTATTTGTTGTGCTTCAATCTCCGCTTTCTCTTTTGTAAATGATAACATCGTAAAGCATTGATGTATATTTAATTTAGTGATATTTTCAAATTTTGTAATATCTCCGTTAGAGAGTCCATAAATTGATTGATACCATCCCCATTTTCTATTGAAGTTAGCTGATCTTGATAAATCTCCATCTCCGCTTGATTGTTGGAATAAAGTATCGTATGATTCGCTAATTCTATTCCTAAATTGTAGAAAAAAAAAAGTGAACCAATTGCAGCACCCAAAGGCATATCTTTCATTGCTTCTGGATTCTTCACATTATAATCTTCAATATTATACTTCCCTAATTTACTTGTTTTTATTGGTCTATAAAGAACGCTCATTGCAACGTGCATATTCTGCCATTGACTTGCATTATTATCCAAATCAATATATTCTCCTAAACTCATATCATCTAAATCTGGTATAAATCCAAATTCAGTTTCTCCTATCTTAAACCTTTCAACGTGATCTGGTTTTGACTGCAATAGATCAACTAAAATATCTACTATTGCTCTAACACTACTCATCTTTATTTTGTAGCTATCTGATAAAGGTATTCCACAGAATATCTCAATCATTTTAGCATCTAAAAAATTACCATCTGGATTGTTTTCAGCTATCTTTAAATACTTCTGATACTGTCCTAATGTAATCTCATTTAATGATGTAGGTACGTTTATTTCAATCTTCATATATATATAATACTATTTAGTTAATGTTTTATGAAAAAGTGCTTACATTTTTCGTATGCAAGTGATAATAAATAAAATTGATGATGATTCTTTGGTTTAGCAATTCTTACTTCCTTACCTTTTAAATGGTGTATATAACATTCAACAGTAGCAATCATCTCCTCATTTCTCATTACCTTATATTATAAGTTCCTTTGTTTGGAGTTTGTAATTGTGATGTAATCGAATAACGTGCTGCATCAATACAATGATTAAAAGAATCAATTGGTTTGTTTATAGTGTTACCTTCTCTATCCTTCATCCAAGTATAAGACTGCAACTCTTTGATGAGGTTCTTGCTTCTGCTTGTAACAAATATTTTATTCTGGTTTATTAAGTTTATACCATACACAATTGAATCTTTACCTTTTGTACAAGGCAATACTTTATGTCCGTATGTTCTTAACTCTGCTATTGATTTTGGCTCTGCTGAATCAGCATACACTATTCCATTTATAGAATGTGTTTTAAATAAATCTGATATATCACTATTAAGTAATTTCTTCTGGTATATAACCTCATCAAATATATAAGCATCATTATACTTATACAAAGCTATTAAAGTACTTGGATCATTACTGTACCCAAAGTCCATTCCATAACACAATAATCTTGCTTCTTCTGGTAGCTTAATCTCTTGCCATTCTTTTATACATACACCTTCTAAAGAACCAATTTGACCAAGTCCGTAAACCTTCCACCAGTTACTCCAGTATTCTGATTCCTTTGCTTTATCTCTTGCTGATTCAATATCCTTTACAATCGTTTCTGGTAATGCCTCGTTGTCTAAATAAGTAAGTGTGATGAAATCTGCATCATCATTTCCAACAACCTCTTTATGCGCCCAAAAATTTGCAGTAGGGTTAAAGTCAATCCATATATCTCCAGAGGTTCTAATTGATAGTTGTGTATATGCTTCAAAAGGTACATTGTTTGCTTCATTCACATACAATACATTTCTTCTTGCTCCTCGTAATTTATCTGGTTGCTCAACTGAAAAGAACTCTATATAAGAGCCATTTGTAAAAGTGTATTTTAATGATGATCTATTCCATTGGTTATCTCTGAACCTATTTGTTTCAATCATTATTTTAAGAAAGTCTTTCATTGCTCCCCTTCTTAAATGTGGTATTGATTCAGATACTACACTTGTTTCTAAATGTGGTGTTCTGATACATCTATCAATAAGTATAGGGAGAATACCAAATGTTTTACCAGCTGATGTCCCCCCTTGAATTACCTTTTTACGCTTTTTAAGAGCATATAATTTTCTTATTGCAGTTGTTGTTTGAAACACTAATCTAAATTAAATAGAGGTTGTTCTGATGTTATTGAGATGTCTTTTGTTTCTTTTGGTTTACCAGCATAATAATTATAAAACATCTGCACAAACTTAAAGTCCCCTTCTTCAACTCCTTTTTCTAATGCTTTAAATGCCTTTGGTTCTAATGGAGATAATCTCTCAATCATTTTAACCTCATCAGCTTTACTTTTTCTACCAGCAGTCTTATGCCCACCGTTACTTTTTCTTCCATCCATAATTAAAAAAAATTATTATTAATTCTATATCTAATTATATAATAATAAAAACAAGTAATTTTATAACAGTTTGTCATTTAATTCTTCAATCCATCTTCTTAACATTTTTTTATTACAAGTGCAAAATTCTGAATACTTATGGTTAAAATACTTTGAATGTAGATTACACATAATCTTAAAATCTTTATTACTCATTGTTGAAGTCATTCTTTCTTTAACTCCGTTCCAGATAATTTTGTCTTCTAACATAATCTTTATAGTTCTTTGTATTTGTCTGCTAACATTATATAATGGTAATCTGTTTTACTTAATTTTAATTGTAGCAAATCACTTTTAGCTTCTTTTCTTTTGATTCCTATTGGTAGGTTGTCTATTAGTTGTTGTATCTTTTGTATTAGTGTTTTTCTGTGCATAATTTACCAAAGTTCAATGTCGTTTAAATCATCTTTTCTTTCATCACATCCACATTTATCTCCCCATATTTTTTTAACAATCCATTTGATTCCAGTATAGGTTGTAATCAGTTCTATTAAATCTCCTAATCTCATTCTAAAATCTTTTTTGTTAATTTATCTTTTGTTTTTCTATATGTATTGTATAGGGAATGGTATGTGATATTTGTTTTCTTTGATAGTTCTGTTATTGAATATTCGTTCTGTATTAAATCAAACACTCTTTTATCGTACCAATGCAACTCATCTAATTCTTTCTGCAATACTTGATCAGCTGAATCAAAATCAATATACTCTCCAGATTCTATCTCTAAAACTAAATCAAGAGGAACTTTATTATGTTTCTTCTTTTTATTACACATTTGCAAGAATGATGTTTTAAGAGTTAAATATATATAGTAGTAGTTTACTTCATCGCCATAGGATATATCTAAACCCTTTTTAAGCATCTTTCCAATCACAAGATACATATTACTTACAATGTCCTCTGCTTCGTCTTTAGAACAACCGAATTTAAGTGTTGTATTTATCCATTTTTTATGAGATTCAAATACCTTTTCTAACATATAATTATATTTACATAAATATAAGTCATTAATACTAAAAATAAACGGAAAGTTATTCACAAAAAAAAATAAGTGGAAACGAGATATAGCTACCCCAAAACCACATATTTAATTGAATTTATATTCTAATGAATAATTGAATGTATGTGTATGAAGTCATACATAAAGAAATATTAGTAAATATAAAATTGATTATATATATAATGCTTTTTAAACCACAATTTATTCTTTTTACTATATTATTTTATTTATTTATAGTCATTATAAATAACACCATTTCTTAATATTATGGGTTTAATGTATTCTCCTAAAATATATCTTGAATTCTTTTCTTTTGGGTATTCCTCAATTGTATAATTTAAAGATTTGATAAACTTTTTTCTATACTTTTTACTGCAAGAAAAATAAATATACCTATGCTTTGAACTTCTAAATTTTCTCAAACCATTTTGTTTAGAATTATCATAATGCCTTGAATGTTTACCTCCCTCAACATATTTATCTGTTCTGCTTTTTGTGATTCCAGTATAAATCCAATTAGTTGCTTGATAAATATATCCATTGTGATTCATTTGTGTATCTGCATAGCTAACAATTATTAAATTATATTTTTTAAGTTGCTTTAAACACCAACCAACAAAAGAAGATAATTGTATTTTTATTTCTCCGTCTACACATAATCTATTTAATTCATAAACATTTGAACTATATTCCTTACCACAAACACCTATACATAAACTATTACTTGCTGGTTTTCCAAACGTACAAACTGCCTTTAAAACACCTAATTCATAATAACCAAAAGAATATGTTATACTTGGCTTTCTTCCACTATAATGTTTTGGTAATAAAAATTCAATTGATTCTTTATATGTTATTTGCTTCATATTTCTTTATTTATAATCATTCTAAATAGTTACCAAGCACTACTTGTTACACCATCACTACCTTCAATTATTTCACATTTATCTTTATTCTTCCAATTCCAAGATTTTACCCTTAAACTAACCATTTCATATATCTCTTGTCTTTTATGTATCGGTAATTCCTTAATAAGAATACTTAAAGGGTCTTTATTTTCTTTTAAGTGCATTTGCTTAACAAGTTCTTTGTATTCGTTTAAACGCTTCTTTTTAGATTTCTGATACTTTAAACGTTCATTTAGTTTATCTTTAAAGTACATATCATAACAATCTCTAAATAAAGGATAGGTTTTGTAGTAAGTATCTACATTTGACATTGCTATAAAAATTGATGATCTATTCTTTTTAATACCTCTTGTTTCAAACCATTCAGCAATTAATCTATCATTCATATAATTAAACTTGTTTAATACCTTGTAGAATAAACATCTTATTATTACTGAATTTGTTTTCCTCGAAGTATCGTTTAAACTCATTCCAGTTATCTTTTCAAAGTCTGCTGCTAATTTATCTGCTATCTTTTTATTATATCCTCTCATATTATTCTATTGTTTTTATAAAGTCCATTGTTTAGCCATAGCCTCTGCAATACCTTTGAATGTTTTACTTCTTAATGTTCTTCTTTCTTCTGGTGTTTTAGCGTTTTTCAAAGCATCAAAATACCATTTAGGTTGTTTTTTCTTTACACCTTTTTTAGATATAAACTCTATAAACTCTCCTTTTTCAACTATATCTGTTGGCTCTAATAAAGGTAAATTCTTTAACCATAAGCAAGTGCTTTTTTGTGCTTTATCTCCAAACATATACGGTTGTATTATTTGTTCTGGTTTTCTAATATTACTACTAATAACACTTATTGGATTTTCAATAGCAATTTTATCTATCGGAGCATCCATTAACCTTTGTACAAAATCTAATGCTTCTGCTTGATTCTTCCATCTTTCTTCATTCTTACTCCCATCTTTATTGTATAACCATCTTGCACCACTAACTGCTAAAAATGTACAAGGAGGGTGTGCAATCATCATATCCCAACCTTTATCTATAACCTCAAAAACATCTTGTTGATAATGCCATTCTGGATAACCACCACTACAAGGTAATAAATCACAGCTAAACGCTTCGTGCCCTAATTTTCTTAACTCTTTTGTTACTGCTTGGCTTTCTTCACAAGCTACTAAAATTTTCATATTATTCTATTGTTTTTGCTCCGTTCTCTGTTAATATTCTATCTGATGTTTCTGTTAGTTCTTCTTTGTTTAATGAATAAGCAATACAAACTTCTTGAAGTTTAGTAAAATCATTGAAATCAAATTTATTCAATAACCATTTAACAAACTCTAATTTGTTTGCAACTAACTTATCTCCTAATTCTTTTTCATCTACTTCTTCTATTTTAGCAAAGTAATTGTTTTCAATGTCTATTAGATCAGCCATTGTTTTTCTAACATTGTTCTTTACTCTTTGTCTAAATAAACCAGAAGAATCTGCTTCTTGTAAAAAATGTAAATTAACAAAGCAAGTTATTATTGCTCCACTTATCTGTTCTAATTGTTTTTCTGTGTATGTTCTCATATTTTATTTATTTTATAACATTGATGCGTTAAAGCAATCTCTACTGCAAACACCTTCGCTTTCTATTGATGTTCCACATTCTGTACATTCGTATTCTTTATCCTCTAAATAGTTCTCTAAATCGTAATCTAATTGGTTCATAGTTCTTTATTTAACTTTTTAATAATATCTTTTGCTACGAAATTAAAATTTACTTCGTGTAAACATTGGTCAGTTCTACTTCTATCTACATAACCAGTATAATTTTCTATTATTTTAACTACTTCACTTTCTTTCATTTTTATTTTCTCCTTTAATATTTCTGCATCTATCTCCACTTCTAATAAATTCATTTTATGAAGAAGATAAGAATTGTCTGTTAGCTTTGCTAAATCTTTTATCTGTTGTATCGTATCTCTCATTTCTACTTTTCTAAATTTCTATTTATAAAAACTACTGCCCATACTGATGCTACTATTAATAATACTATTGGTAATCCTAATCCCATAACTATAATACTTTTACGTTACCATTACTGTAATGCTCGCAGATAACTCCAGTTGATAATCTAACAACCTTGTAAGGTTTTAGGTTCTTGTTCTCTTTTACTTGTTTGATAATTCTTTTAATTGTTTTCATTTGTCTTTTTTTTAAAG